GCCAGCCACCACTTCCGCAGGCGCGGCAAGCAAGCTGCCGAGGAATACGTCCGGGCGCTGCTGGAACGCGGCCTGAATGAAGTCGTTCAGGAACAGCAGCAGGTCTGCGTCCGGCCAGCGTTTGGTCGTGTCGGAGTCGTTCAGATCCAGGCGCGCCGCGTCCAGCACGCTCTGGCAAGTCGCCACTTATGCGGGCCCTTCGATCTGCGTCTGGAACCTCGGCACCGCGCGCTCTTTCCAGATGATCGTTCCATCCTCCTCGTTCACGCCAGACTGCTCGAAGGTCTTGGTCACGGCATTGCGCAGGATCTCCACCAGCGGGGCTGGCACCTCAACGCGCTGATCGCGCGGCACGTTCCACGTCTTGCCGTTGCACGACAGGGTGACAGGAAACTTCCCGAAGGAGCTCTCGTTGGAGTAGATGATGATCGGCACCTTGGGATAGTGCGACAAGTCCTCCGGTGGCACGAAGCCCGCCAGATCGCCGACCGGTCTGCCGTACTTCTCTGCGGACAGCAGGTCCACGAGCTGCTCGAGCTTGCTCAGAACGCGCACGTTCGTGTTTTGGTCGTTGTTCACCGCGTCCTCCGCATCGGCCAGCAGGAGCTCGATCAACTCCTCTCTGGTAATGGTCGCGGTATCCCGAGGAACATTTAGGCCGGCCTCCTGGGCGGCGGCCAGAAGTTCCTCCTTCTTCATTTGCTTCAGGTTCATGGGGGCCCTCTTACTGCTGAGTGAGGAGCGTGCCAACCGCTCCGAGCGATGCGTAGTTGGTGTCGGTGACGCCCGCATCCGCGTCGAGCTTGGTTTGAGTGCTCTCCAGCTTGGTCTTGAGCGTTGCGAGGTCGGTTGCCACGTCCTCGAACAACTTCCGCAGGTCGTTCTGGTTGTTGCTGGTGAAATAGGCGTTGAGTCTTTCCTTGACGCTGGCCATCTGCTTCTCCTTGGTGTTGGAGAAGGGGCGGTCAGGCCCCTCCTCCCACGGCGACGTGTCTCACGCAGCCGGCTTGCGGTTACGGGTAGGCGGCGCTTGGCACCGGACCGGCCAAGTCGAAGTAGGTAGTCGTGATGCCGGCGGCGTCCAGCGCAGTCGTACCGGGTACGAACGATGCCGTCCCGGTGTCGATGCGGATGGCTCCGGCAGCAACACGAGCCTTACGCACTTCCTGCCACGTACCGCCGGACGTGTAGGTGCCCGAGAACTTCGTGGCATCCACGCCGACCAGCGAGAAGTCGTTGGCACCGGTGCGCTTGACTTGGTAAATCTGGTTGTTGAGATCGCCCATCCCCCCCACGCCGTCAATGCGAATCCAGTCTCCAGTCTGGAGGCCGTGCGAAGTGCAGGTGACGACTGGCGGGAATGCCTTGGTCACACCAGTGATCACGCCGGTAAGCGGCCGATAGGTCTTGCTGTTGTCGTACCCCGACCCAGCAACGGGCAGCGAACCGTTGGCAGCACCTTGCTTGACGGTGACGTTGCCCGCAGCGTCCAGTTCCACGGTGTAGTACCGCGACTGGCCGGCGGGTTGAGTCTCCAATGCGGCAGACGGCGCGAACGAAAACGTGCCAGCCGCTTTGCTGTACGACACGCCGTCGATCGAATACTCCAGCGCCGCACCCGTCTTGAACGTGGTTGCGGCGGTAGAAGTGATCGCCAGCGTGCCCTTGCTGAACACCTGATTGAGCAAGCCTGAGCGCCAATTCAGGTCGGTAAGGTCTCGTCCGGGAATCATGTGTGTCTCCTCTCCGGTCAGATCGATGCCGCGACTTCAGCGCGCACCATCCACAGGTCCTGCAGGATGACGGCAGCTTGCATCGACTTCCAAGCCACGTGCCCGCGCTGCGCCATTGGGTCGGAGTCCGAAGGCTTCGGATTGACGACCATCGGAGTGATGGCCTCCTCGCCCTTGAGGGGCACGATGCCGTAGGCATCCTTGGCAATGTAGAGGATCGGGTATACATCCGCAGCCGAACCGCCGTTCGAGATGACCGTCGAACCGGCGGAACCGCCCGCATCCAGCCAGCTCTCGAAGATGGTTGACCACAGGTAGCGCACTTCCTCCACCTTGCCGATCTCGTTCTCCCAGGGAGTCACGTTCGCGTACTTCTCCGTGGGAACGAAGCCGGCCATGTTGCGGATGTCGCCTTCCAGGTCGGGATGCGCCAGACCGACCATAGAAGGTGCAACGGGCTCGGTTCCGTAGTTCGCGCTCGGGCCGATGATGCTGGTCACCTTGCGCGCGTTCTGGCGCTTCAGCGCGCGAACGATCCGCCGTTGCAGCGAGGTCGAGATGACAGTGTTGACCGCCGAGCGGCTTGCGCCGTTGGCGTAGAACACGTTGGTGCCGGCGCGCAGCGCGTAGAAGCGAACCCGCTCGATCATCTGAGCGGACTGCTCCGACATCATGTCCACCGACTCCTGAAGTACGGGGTCCTCGTGTGTGTCGAGGATCACGTCTGTGATGGTAACGCGGTCACCGTACTGCTGCAGCACGACCGGAACATCGGTCTTGCGCAGCGACTTGCTTGCGGGCGTGACTCCTTCCTGCAGAGCATTGGGCGTGCTGTCCAGAGGCTCGTAGCGACGGAAGATCATCATCTTCGTCATGCGCTTGGGCAAAGGCTTGCCCTGCCCGAACTTCTCCAGCACCAGGTACGGCTGCTGGCGTTCGAGCAAGTCTCTGGAGGCATATCCCGCAGTTCGCGGAGAGATGTCCCCATACAAATTGATCATTTCCTAGTTCCTCGCTGTTTCGCGTTGAACCCGGCAGAGAAATCCTGCGCCCCCATGTCGGCCGAGGTAGCGCCGGCATTGATCGGCGCGCCGCGCCCTGTGACGGCGATGGTTTCGTCTACCTGGTTGTTGGTCTGCTTGGGCGCGCCGCGCCGCGCGAACCGATCCAGCAGGCCGATTACATCGGCCGAGCTACCCCGGTCGAGCGTTTGCTCCGCGCCCTCGCGCTCGTTGTCCGGCAGCTTTGCGATCCACGAGGCGAACTGACCGGAATTCACCACCGACTGAAAATCAGGGTGTGCAGCTCGAATCTCGGCGAAGTGCGCCTTAATGGCCGCCTCCTGCGATGTCGATTTGGCAGTCTCCGTTGCGATCCTCATGGGCGCGATGATCTCCTCGATCTTCTTCTCGACTAGCCGATCCACCGCCTTGGCGATGGACGGGCTTTCCGATCGGAACAACTCGAGGTCTTCGTCTTCCCCAGTGGACGCCGCGGGCTTGCCGGCTGTCACCTTGCTCTCCAGGTCCTTCACCTGCGCCTGCAGGCGAGGCACTTCGGCGTTGTATTTGCCCTGAAGCGTGATGCGAGACTTCCGCTCGCGCTCGTACAGGGCCCGATAGTCCACGTCCTGATCTGCGCCTTGAGCTTGGTGCGTCTCCGTGGTCGCGGCTGCGGTATCACGGGCTGCGTGGAAGCCTTGTCTGACTTCCGCTTCAAGGTTCGTTGCTTCCGCCATTGCGTTACTCCTTGCGTTGTGCGGGTCGTCGCCGGTATCCGCTACCCGGTGTCCCTGTGTGGGGCCGGGGTACTCTTACGGGTTGTAGGCGCCGTCAATGACGTGCGCCTGCTGCCTTTGTTCGTCTGTGAGCGGCCTCATGGCCACCGCCGCAATGTAGCGGCGCAGCCCTGCAATCGCCCCCTTGATGGTCAGATCCACCTGTTCACCGTTGCTCGGGTCAACCAGTTCCTCTTTCAGGTGCTCGATCACCAGCTCGGCGTAACCGATGAACGCCTTGCCGATCGCGCTGCTGGATGCCTCGCGGCACTCGCCGAGCAGCATCTTCATTTGATCGCGCGGGAGTTTCACAGCGGCTCACCTTGCCTTTGTGCGGGCTCGACCTCCAGGGCCGCTGGATTGCCAGGAAGAGGCGATCCCGCAGGCATCCCTTGCCCTGGAAGCGGCCCGATCATTGGCGGCGGCGGGATCACCCAGGAGGCGATGCCCGTCGTCTTGTAGTTCTCGATCTCGTCGTCGGTGGCCACCAACTCGTTGGGGGGAAGGTCGAGCGCCTTGGCCGTCTCGCGCAGCAGCGCGACACGCTTGGTGAATGGCCCGTCAATAGGGTTCGCGGTAGACATGCGGAACGTCTCCAGCGCATGCGAGCGCAGCTCCTTGGCGAGAAGACTCGTGACGCCGATCGGTTTGACGCGAAAGTCGCCCTTGATGTCCTTGCGCGGATTGAACGCCATGTTCCAGGCGTACATCGCTTTGATGAACGGCGCGGTTATGCCGCGGTCCCATCCGGCAGCCAGATCCTTGAGCGTGATGTTGACGTTGCCCATCAGGATGGACAGGCCGCCGAGTGTGTTGGCCGCTTGGCTGGACGGCTGCCCGTAGGCGTAGGACGGCGCTGAGGAGATTTCGTCCCCCAGGTCCTTCGCCACCCGAAGCAGCTCCAGATGGTCCTTGACCTTCGAGGTGATGTCGTACACACGCAGCGCTGGCGCGGTCGCGTCTTTGCCCAGGCCGGTGCGAATCCACATGCGGAACGGCACGACGCTCTCGAAGTCGTCCTCGTCGTCGAGCAACGATCGGTTCGCCTCGATCTGCGGGCCCGACGAGATTGCGCCGTTGTCCAGCGCCATGCGTATCGAGGCGTTGACCATCTTCTGCGGGTGCTCGTACACCCCCGCGATGCCCTCACCCCAGAACGATGTCTCGTCCTTGTCGAAGTAGTAGAAGTGATAGACCCCATACTCGCCAGGGAGAGGATTCTTGCTCGCCTTCACCGGCATGCGGCCCAGCAGGTACACGCGCGCTTCAATGGCCTCTTCGAGCATCTCCTTGGGAATGTCCATGCCAGCATTGCGCAGGTCGCGGCCCGACAGGTAGCCCCAGCGTTCCCGCAGCCGATAGCGATTCTTCAGCGCGCCGACGTAGTCGTAGCCCTCCGGCATCTGCTGCAACGCTGTTTCCCAGTGCTGCGGGGTCTCGTCGTCTCCGTGCGGGTAGGCGGCAAGGTGCGCACGTATCGCGTCCTGGTTGAAGCCGCGGCGCTTGGCGAGCCGCAGCAAATCGGCCCGGGTCAGGATGTGCTCCTCCCAGAAATACTCGGCCTCGCTCGGCGCCAAAGCCTGCGGGTCAACGTAGAACCGCCAGGGATTCACCGCACCAATCCAGGGGCGCAGCCTGGTCTTCTTGACGAGCGCGTATTGCGTCTCCAGTGGGATGCCGCCGGCCGGCAGCTCGGGCTGCCAGACAAACTCCTGGATCTCCTCGCTGAGTGGGCCCTTTAGGATGCCGCACCCGTACAGGTGAGCGTTGTGCTGCACCTTGACCGCGTGCCTCTCGTACTCGAGCTCGGTCAATTGGTCATTGATCTGCTCCTCCATGCGAGCGCAGGCGTCGGCCGCCTCCTTCTGCACGTATGCCAGCGCCTCCTCGGAGCTCGGCGGCTGGAACACGCCAGTCTGCATCCTCGCCATCATGAGCCGCGCGACCGCAGCCAAGTGCTTGTCCTCGACCAGTTCTTGCACTGGCGTGGGTTCGATCGCCCAGTTCTTGTCCCCCGCGGGAAACAGCAGGTCGCGCACCCGCGCGTCAATCGCCCTCAGTTTGGCCCGCGTCATGCGGATGAACACCTTGGAGCGCCTGTGGCCGATGCGCGCCATCGTCTCGGGGTCGTAGATGCCCTTCAACTGGCGCAGGTTCTCCAGCCATACATCTTCTTGCGAGCGGCGCAGCTTGCGCGCCAAGTCGAATTCGCTGAACAGCGTCTCGCCCAGCGCCCGCAGGGCGTCGGCCTGCTCGTCGGTCAGGACGGCGCTAGTATCCGGCGGTGGCGTCAGCGAGCCCTGCGCGGCTGCGCCTTGTTCCCCAAAGGCTTTTTCTGCGTACATCTCTCTGTGTCATGTCCAGGCCGAGCGCGATATATTGCAGCGCGTCCTGTGGGTGGGAAAACATATCCTTGACCGGCTCGGAGCGATACCGTTCGGTGCCGGCCACCTGAATGCGCTCCAGCCGGTAGTGGCCGCGGAAGCCCTTGCGCAGCACCTTGCACTTCGGCGAGAGGAGGAATCCAGGCTGTCCGTCGCCGAGCAGGCGCGTCATGAAACCCGCAACAGCCTCGCGGCGCGGCACCAGTTCATTCGTGTACGCTGCGATGGTCGGGATACCTTGATCCCCCAACTCGATAATGCAGCTCTGCGACTCGTCAATGTTCCCGCCGCCCTCGCCGGAGGGATCGCCGGTGCTCGATGCCAGCATGTCCGGGATCGGCCAGCGCGAATAGTGCGTGCGCAGGTGCGGCAGGACGACATGCGTGAGGAACGTGCGCAGGCCGACAGCCTTCGCGCATATCTCGTCGATCACTCGCAACTGGCCCATTGGCGTCATCTGTGCGATCACCAGGGCGGGGGTGAGGCCGAAGTCCCAGCCGAAGTGCAGCCCGACACCCTCGATGGGCCTGATCTCGTAGCTGGCGCAGTGGATCTCGTCGTTGTACTCCGGGTACACGGGCATTCCATCCGTGACCACGCCGTAGTTGCCCTCAACGAACACCTTGATCCATTCCCGCGGTCGCCCGACCACCATCTGTAGCCAGTACCCGTGTCCAAGCTTGTGATTGCGCACGTTCTCGGCCTCGGGATTCGGCGACCACTCCATGAGCCCGTCCTTGCCCGGCTTGCGCAGCAGGGCCGCAGGTTGGCGGAAGAACTGCATCAGCGGCCGGTCGTCGCCCAGATACTTCTCCATCTGCTCGCGCAGCGCCTCCAGCACAACCGGGTCCTGTTCCTCCGCGAGCCGGTAGTACCAGTGATCGTCGTCCGGAGGGTTGGTGTCCATCAACAGCGCGCTGTTTGTCGGCCCGGGCCCGTCCTTTAGTGGCGGGTAGCGCCACAGGCGCGCCCAGGCCATCTGAAACGTGGCAAGGGCCAACTCCGAGCACTCGTTGAGCCAGATGAACGTCAGGTCGAGCGACTTCAGCTTCTTGATGTCCCGCGGTCGGTCCATCGAGAAGAACAGGATCTCCAGCTGGACCGTGGTCCCGTCCTCCTCCTGCGTAACTGGATCTACCCCAGGGTACTCCACCATCGCCTTTATGGGATGGGCCCAGCGCATCGTCGTGATGTCGGAGAACCAGTGCAGCCACGTTTCGATGGTCGTTGACTTCAGCTCGCCGTAGGTGTTGCGGATCGCGCCGCACCGGGAGCGCCGGATGCCGTTCTTGTCCGCCTCCTGGAGCCCGGCCAACCTGATGATCTCCCAGCACACCGTCACCGATTTGCCAGACCCCAGCGGGCCCATGATCCCCTTGACGATGGCGCGCGAGCCGTGGAACCGCTGCGCCGTGGGCTCGGCGACGTACTCTGTGAGGTCGTCCTCGACTTCCATTCACGACCGCGTCCGCCTGCGCCGCGCTGGGCGGCCGCAATCACTCCACAACAACCAAGCCAGGGCCCCGACCACCATGGCGAGCGCCAGGACGATCGACACGACGACGAATACCCCGATCTCGCTCATCGCTGCCCCGCGATGCCAAGGCGCAGGGCGGCAAGCCCAAGCCCCTCCAGCGCCTGCCGTATTGCCTCGCTCAGCGTCACGTCGCCTTGCGCGAACGATGCCGCCGCCGTCAGCACCAGGGAGGCCGCTACGATGTAGGTCCGCCAGCCGGCCAGCCATCCGATCCCGTTCTGTCGCCGCTCACCGAAGTTCATGTCAGTCCTCTCCTTGCCCTGGCGAGCGCGATCTGGCAGGCCATCACCGCCGCGTGAATCGCTTCATTGGCCGCGCACACGGCCGGCAGCATGTCACGCACTGCCGACATCGGCTCTTGGCTCACGACCACCCGCAGAGTGCCGTCGCTGATCTCCAGCGTGCAGCCGTGCGCCCATGCCAGCTCGGCGGCCTGGATCGGGGTCACGGCACGACCGTGGCGGCAGGCGGGAAGGAGGGGCCGCCGGCCACGCGCCGCTGGACACGCCCAGACCCCAATCTGGCCTCGGTCGCGCCGTGATCTGCGCTGCGATGCAGCGGACAGCATGGTGCCGAGCCTGGCGTTCCTGCCACTGTCTGCCGCATCGCATCATCCATTGCCGGCCGCAGGCGACGCCTGCGCCTGGCCCTGGTAGTAGGCCCGGAATACCGGCCGCTTCGCCCGCTGCGCGTCCTCGTCCTCGAGGGCATCGCCAATGGGCAGGCCCACCGCCTGCCGCTCGATGGCCACAAGCTGCCGGGATGTCTGTGCCAGGTTGCGAATGGTGGCCGAGCGTTCCTGCAGACTGATAGCCTTCATGAACGCATTGAACCGGGCCGGATCCTTGTCGTTCTCGCACAACCGCCCCGCGAACTCCTCGAAGTCCTCGATGTGGTTCGACAACAACGCCAACTGGCCCATGAGCAACTCGACCACGCCCATCCCCACATGGGCAAGCCCGCGGTGCCGGGCAATGACTCGCAGCCGCGCCTGCAGGATCTCCTCCCGGGCCACGGTGCGCAGCACGTCCCCCAACTCAGGGAACATCCCCAGGGACTGCACCCACTCGGTAGGCGTCATGCCGGCCGGCCCGGAATCCAGCGTGGTTCCGTCCTCGTTTCCGTCTACGTTGCCGGAATCCGCCTCGCCATCCTGTTGATTCGCCTCGGGATTACGCCGCAACGGCGGCGGGTCTCCCCTGGAGGGTGCCACCAGTGGCCGCTGGATTGCCGGCAAGTGTCCGTCGCCCGGCAACGCGACCTCGTCGGCGAGCACCGCGCCCACCAGTCGCTCGGCGAGCTCACGCTTGCTATGGTTCCTGGCGTCGATGCTCCAGGCATCCCTGCGGGATCGCTTGGCCACGCCGGTATGGGAGACACCATAGCGGGCAGCGATGGATCGCTCCGACGCGCCGGCCTCCCATTCGACCCTGATCGCGGCCCAGTCGATCTGCCGCTGGTCGCGCCGCTTGTCCTTGCCGCGCCGCAACCAGGATGGATTGCCCTTGGGACGCGAGACGTTCGACAGCGGCCCGATGCGGCTCATGCACGCCCCCGGACCTTTCCACCGTGGCGCATCGTCTGCTTCTTGGGCCAGGCCATGCGCTCGATGGTGATCCCTTCCTTGCCGACGCGACCGCGGATGCGCTCGTCGGACGGCAGCTTGATCTCCTTGCGCGCTTGGTCGATGGTCATCTCGCGCATCGGGACGGGAGGAGGCGGCATGCCTGGGTCGGGCATGCGGTCTGCCGAGCGATTCGTGTCGGGCACCTCTCTGGCCGCCGGGGCGGGCTGAGTCTTGCGCCCAGTCGCCCCTTTCCTACTGCCTAACGCCTTGCCGCCCATGCGCTCTCCTCTTGACACGCCCACGCATTGCGTGGCACGATTCGTCTTGCCGGCTGGCGGGCCGGAAGCAAGATACCATCAACCAGACCAAAGAGATACCCATCAAACCACAGGCGGCGCCCGCGCGCAACTCCCCGCCCCAGTTGCCGCGAGTTACCAAGCAGAGACTATCCTCACTAGCAGGCATCCATGACCCGCCATGCGACGCCCGACGGCATCATCGTCCACACCCACAAAGCTACCGCCGTGTACCACGAGCGCACCACCTACGATGGCCGGAATAGCATCAGCCTCGCCACCGGAGAACAGTGGGAGCACGAGACACTCTACCGCTCGCGCAAGGGCCGCTATTATGCCGAGCGGCGCAGCGATTGGCAGGGGCGGCCGCCCTCTGCTGCATGGCTCACGGCGCAGCGAGCGGCCGCGTGGCTGCTGCGCAACCACTACACCAACGCAGAAATGCCGGCCGATCTGGCCGCACTCGCCGACGAAGTGTCCGAGTAGCCCCAGGAGACCACATGTTCTGCAAACTGGTAACCCAATCCATGAAGACCCGCCTCGGCGAGTCGAATGAGACCGACTGGGCCACGCCGGAATGGCATGAGGCCGCCGGGACAGGCAACGAGCCCTGCTCCGACGCATTCATCCACTACTACCATCACCCGCTCATCGCGGTCTTCCTCAATCCCATCCATGCTGCTATTCCAGACCCGCGTCTCATCGAGATCGAGATCGATCGAGAGTCCGGCACAGATGGGCTGAAGGGATGGTGCAAGCGTGCCAGGATGGTGCGGGAGCTCGCAGTGCCGCAGCTGACGCTGGCCCAGCGCGTGCGTGCCGCGATCTATATCGCGCAAGTCGATTGCGACATTCCAGCTTGGCGGCGCTGGGCAGACGACTGGTTGGACGGCAAGGATAGGTCGCAGGGTGCGGCGGAGGCCGCAGAGAGGGCGGCGAGCCAGATTGGGTCGGGGGCGGCGGTGGCGGCGGCGCGGGCAGCGTGGGCAGCGGTCTGGGTGATCGAGGCGGTGTGGGCGGTGGAGGTGGCGCGGGCAGCGCGGGCAGCGGTGGCGGTGGCGGCGGCGCGAGCGGCGGTAGTATCGCAAGTGACGCCCTCTCAGTTCGATCTGCTCGCTATCCTCCAGCGCGCCATCATCGCTGGCGAGCGTTACGCATCGCGAACCTCCACGCAACCCGAAGGCACAACATCATGACCAACTATACGGAGACATCCATGCGCATCCACACCAACACCCTCAGCGACGGCTCCCGCGCCTGCGACGTGCTGCTCGACATCGACGGCCACACGGTGCGCCTCGCCTGCTGCGACCACGACGCCGCACAGACGCTGCTCGACGCCCTGCGCGGCTGCACGTCCTGGACTGACATCGAGTTGGCCCCGGCCGCCCAGGAAGCCTTGGAGGCGGTCCTGGACTGGCACCGGGCCGATCTGGATGGCGGCCGATCGCACGCCGACCTGCGCAGTCAGGCCGCCGTGCGGCCCGAGGCATAAACAGGAGGGGAGATGAACTACCTGGACGCTGCAACACGATTGCTGCGCGCCGCGCGGCGCGAGCTAGAAACGGCCAACATGATCCACTATGCGAACGATCCGCAGAACTCGCAGGATGAGGACCGCGAGGACTACGACATGGCCCTGCAGGCCCTGGCCGAGGATTACATCGCCGATCCGGAGCTGCTGGACGACCTCGCGTGCTCCGAGCGCCACCCGCTCGCTGTCGCGATCATCGCGTGCTGGCACGCCTACGAGACGGGCGATCCTGCGCAGTCTGCCGTCGCGGTGCGGCGCATCCTGACCGATTTGCGAGGGCGGATGATCGCCAAGGCGCGGGCTAACAAGCACCTGCAGCACGAGGCGTCCGAACAGTGCGCCGATATACGGGCATCATACAGTCCATGGGGAGAATGAAGCGATGAGCACAACCAACGAATATTGTCCGGCGCAGGATATGGCCGAGTACACGCCAGGATCGACATACTCGTCTGTGCACCAGCACGCAGCGGCCAGTGCGGAACAAGGAACCATCATGACATTCCGCGACCGACTGGTCGCGATGGACGCGTGCCCCGAAGCGCTCGCATGGGTCGGCGCACGCACGCTGCGCCAAGCCTACCACGAGTGCGACCGAGCGGACTGGCTCGCGTGGCTCATCGAGTGTGTAGCGCCGCAGTACGCGGGGATACTGGCGCGCGGCTATGCGATGAGCGTTATCGCACAATGGCGGGGACGCCCGCCGGCCGTGGTGCTGTACTACCTCGATAAGGGCGAGCAGACCCTGCGCTGGTTGGCCCGCAGCGCGGCCCGGTCGGAGGTCTGCGTGGAGACGCGCAATGCGGCCCGCGCGGCGGCCTGGGCGGCCTGGGCGGCCTGGGCGGCGACGCGCGATGCGGCCAGCGAGGCGGCCTGGACGGCGGTTCGGGCGGCGGGCTGCGAGGCGCACCGGCATCGCGAGCTGTGCGACTTCACCCGAGGCGTGGTGCCCGTGGAGGAGCTTGAGGCGAGGATGCGCCAATGAGCACGGCCAGACCGTACGACCTACTTGGCCGGCTACCGGGCAAGCAGGCGGCGCGCCGCTCGTGATCCGTAGAGGCGCAGTCCCGCGCCTGCGCTGCGGCGGCCGTCGCCGCCGAACGACTGTAGCGCGGGTGATCCGCCGCCAGCCTCCTCGCGGGGGCTTGCGGAGGCTCACGCCTCACCCCTCACCCCAACAAGGAGAACTCACCATGCTGCAACCTAACTCGATCATGTGGGCGCTGCACCGCGACGCCCACGGCACTTGCTCCAAGGTGCGGCTGCTCCGCCCCTTGCGCTCCGGCGCGTGGGAGGTAGAGCCGCTGCGCATGGACGGAACCTCGCGCAGGATCCGGCCCTGGCACGTCCAGCCCGAGGATCTGCTGCCCCTGGAGGCCGCCCCATGCTGACGCCGCGCATCCCCACTTATGTCGAGCTCGTGTCCCTGGGCAGCGCGCTGGAAGGCTTGGGCATCGAGGCCAAGCACGTCATCGGGATCTGCATGTGGGACAACTATCAGATTGACTCGCCCGTATACTATGGCCCGGCAGCGACCGTCTTGCTCGCGGGCGGCTCGAGACTCGCCCTCACCTTGATCCGGCCGCCCCGCAAGTCCGGGAGCACGACTTGGATCGTAGCAGGAGACCAATCATGAGCACCGCAGCGCTCGCCTTCGTGCAATGCGTACTGGCGGACCTGCGCCGCTTGGGCATCGGCGGCAACGATGCGCCAGTCAACGGCGCGGCTGCTGTAGCCTATCTCAGCACGCTGCGCGATACCGCCGACGCCTTTCTGGCCGCACTGCGCTACTGGCAGCGCAATGACGCCGCGCAGAGACCAGATCTTTGCGCCGCCACCGACTTGGGCGCTTTCCCGCCGCTCGGCGATGAGGAGATCGACATGCTCTGCGAGCAGATCACTCTCCAGCACGAGGCGAACGCCAGAAGAAGCGCTGACGCATGAACCAGCGCCCGCCAGGATGCCCGGGGCGCTACCACACAGTCGCCGTAGACGCCCAGGTACGCCAGACCCACACCGCCGCCTGCCCGGTCTGCACGGCCGCCGTGCCGGTCCTGGTGTACCCTAGGGCGGCATTCGTCGTCATCCCACCCCACAGGAGACCACAGTGAAGCACATCGACATCGAGCGCCGAAACGTGTACGGCAGCATCGTCTACTACCCCATGAGCCGCGACGCGCACGTGTTCGCGGGCCTCGCAGGCACGGCCACCCTCTCGCCCCGGACGCTTAGCCGCATCGCGTCCCTGGGCTACACGATTGAAGTGTGGACACGCGCCAGCAAGGCTGGCGCGCCGCCTGTGTCCATCGGCCCATATACCGCCACGGCGGGCGTGTGAACCAGCCCACTCGGGCGCAGATCCGGCTAGCCCGGACCAAAGCCGAGCTCACCCAAGCCGAGGCGGCCGCGCTGATCTATTGCTCGACCCGCGCCTGGGAGGATTGGGAGGCCGGCCGCCGTGCGATGCACCCGGCCTTCCTGGAACTGTTCCGGCTCAAGTCGCGGCTCAAGTCGCGGCTGTTGCGAGCGCGTCGATAACCAGGGCGCGGCGCGCCGCCTGTACGATGGCCTCTACGGGGATGTCGGCCTGACACGCCGCCATCCCCGTCTTGTCGTCCATGTGGCAATAGGCCCAATCGTGCTGCATCCGATGGCACGGCCAGCACGCCACCCGGCCCTGGTGCGCGTGCAGCACCTGCGTGCGCTTCCAGTCCAGCCCCAGGTTGCGCGGACTGGAGTGCGACAGCAGCAGCACCTTGGGGACATCGCACATGGCCACCGCCCACATGAGCCCCGTCTCCTGGCCGATGACCAGATCGGCGCACTGCGCCAGGGCGAGCGTATCGCGCATGGGATTGGCCACCCCGTCCACCACCACGCGCGCGTGCCGAGGCAGCGGATGGCGCGCATGGTCCCACTCACCCACACACACGATGTTGTGTTCCGGGAACGCATCCAGCAGCGCCTCCAGGAGCCGCGCGCTGTGCGGGTATCGCTTCTGCACCCCGGAGCCAGACAGGCCGAACATGATGAAGCGGCCCTCCGCGTCGCGGCGCGCCTGCGCTACGCGCAACTCCTCCGGGCTCGGCATGTACCTGGGCTTCGGGTCGTACAGCACGTCGGCGACCTGGTGCGCAAACTGCACGTAGGACACTTTGCACCGTTCACGGCGTAGCTCTGCCGGCCAATAAAACGCCGATTGCCAGGGCTCGAACAGGACGCCGCCCTCCAGGCTCTCCAACAGATTCACGAACCGCCCATAGCGCTGCTCCAGGTACGCGAACAACTCGCGCAGCGCGCCCATGTTGTCGGGCGTGATCCCCTCTTGGTGAACGATGAGCCCATCAATGCGCGGATCGCCTTGCAGCACCTGGGCGCCGCGCGGGTTGGTCCACACCCAGATCGGCCGCGGCAGCAGATGGAAGATCGAGGAGGCGATGACCATGTCCCCGACCGCCCCCGGCCGGAACACCATTGTCACTGTTTTGGGATCGGGGCGCAGCTTGTAGGAAGCGAGCCGCTCGATGCTGTTGTCCAGCTTGCGGTAGACCTGCAGGAACGAATACTCGTCGCGCTCGGCGCGCACTTCGTTCTCGACAAGGTCCCAGCCGCTCGCAGCGCGCTGCATGATGCGCGTCACGTCGTCGGGAACGAAGTCATGCTTGTGATCCGGGTTCGCCCCGAACTGCCCGATGTTGGGATACAGGTTCTTGTGCGGCAGGTAGAGCATCAGGTGCCCGCCCGGCTTGACCACCCGCCACCACTCGCGCAGCGCCTGCCTGGGGTCTTCCAAGTGCTCCAGGCAGTGCGAGGAGTAGACGTAGTCCATGCTGCCAGCGGCGAACATGGACAGATCGGTGGCGCACCCGATGAGATCGGGGCGCACCGACGGATCAGCGTCCACGCCGATCGCGCACGGCAGGATCTTCCAGTGCCCGCACCCTACATCGAGCCCGCGGCCCTTGATGTAGGGAATGACCTGCCACTTGACTTTCGCGCTTTCGTTGCCGCACGCAGTCTCCAGCCTCCAGACCATCTGCCCCCCAAGCTACGCCGCCAACCCGCGCAAGTTGTTGGCGCCACGCCGCTGGGACGGCTGCACCGCGCCGATTGGGGTCGGCAGACGAAACGGCTTGCCATAGAAATCCATCCCGGCGATTGGAGTGCCCGCGCTCATCAGCGCCTCAGTGCGCGGCAGATAATCGGCATCGAGTTGTGCGTCCAGCGCGGTGTCGTTCCCGCCTAGCGTGTGCGCTAGTGTACCCAGGGCGAAGCCGTAAAAGTTGTTGTAGTTCTCGGCCGTCCAACTCACAGCGCTCAGATCCTGCACGGAGTATCCGTCACCGGCGAAATGATTGTTATGCACAGCGCAGTTGCCTAGCGCAGCACTGGCGGTTGCGTAGACACCCGCCAGCCGCACGCCAATGAACACGTTGTTGCGAATGGTGCAGGACTGCCCGCCACCAGAGTCGCCGAAGTGAATACCATAAAGGCAGTCGTCGAAGATGTTGCCCTCGCAGACGATATTCGTCGCATCCAACACCATGATACCCACCCCGGAGTTCGCTACACCAGCCTTGCCGAGAATGCGCTTGAACTTGTTGCCGCGTGCATAGCAATTTTGAGCAAGGTGATCGAACAGCAAGCCGCACCCATCGATGGTGGTCGTGTCGATCTCGGCGACCTCGTTGTGGATGACGTTATAGGTCCCGTAGAACACGTTCGCGAACCCGGCCGCACCTTGAATCGAGTCCGCCGTGTTGTCGCAAACCAAGTTCGGCCCGAAGGCGCCATTAGCAGACGGGCCGAAGCCCCGCAGAGAGACGAACCCGCCAGCGCCAGCTTCGGCAATCGATTCCAGACATCTGCCGTTTGCGAAGTTCCCGCGAACGCGAACACCGGACCCAACGCCATAGGTTGCGTGTCCGTGGTTGGCTTCGATGAGTATCCCGCGGCAATCGTTGAAGTGATTACCTTCAATCACCAAGTCCACCATCTTGCTGCCGATGTCTACGTCGTTTGCGGTCCGCAGGTGAATGACCGCACGCCCAGCACTGAATCCGTCAAACACATTCTCCGAGATCGTGCAGCGCGTGAGCGTGGACAGCGCAGAGGTGTCGTAGACGAACCACGCGATTGCAGCACCATTGCCAAGTGTCGGCGCACTACCGCGAAACGTGTTGCCCTGGATCGTGATGTCCGCGTGATCCTGGCCGTTAATCGCATAGATCGAAAAGGCGACAGCGCCGTTTGCGTTAAGAATGTTTCGTGAGTAGACCGAGTTCGCTGCTGTGTCCGTCACGAAAATGCAGACATTCGTGCCGGCGAATATCGTCAAGCCATCAACCGTGGTCCACGCGCGAGCGTTCTCGAAGTAGCTAGCCCCGCTGAAGATTATCGCCGCATTGTCGATGCCGCGGATCGTCACGCGCGTGGCCTCGCTGGTCGCGCCATGCGCTCCAACAGCAACCGAGGTGCTGCGCAGATGGGTGCCGTATACGTTGAGCGTATCGCCGCCCACGACACCCCCGCCGCCCCACACAATCTCGCCCCACCCACCCCACGCCGTCGCGTAGGAAGTGCCGTCTCGCGTGCCACTATGGGAAGTATCCGGCCGCACGTGCCAAGTGCTCACCCGCGCACTCCTCTGCGTACCACCGCCGATCTGCTGGACGCCACTGAGCGTTGCGGCTGCGGCACTACCGCCCCAATCGCCATCGGTAGGCGGTAGGGCTTACCGTAGTGATCGACACCAGCGATGAACGTTCCGCCCTCTGACACCAAGACGTTGAGCGGCGCGTACCGCTCATCGAACTGCGGATCGCTAAGCACTGCATGCGCGTCGATGCTGCCGCCCCCGCCTGTGCTGACGAAGTTGGCGCCGATTGTGGCGTAGTAGCAGTTGTAATCGCGCGCCACTTCGCCGCGGCAATGGATGCCACTCTGGCATCCGTAGACGATGTTATTTTTGATCTCCGTCGTTGCGTCGGCGAGCGACTGTTGAATGCCTTGACCTTTCGCGTACAGGATTGTGTTGTTGTGCAGCTTGCTCCCGGCCGCTGCCGGTTGAATGCCTCGATAGGAGTTGTCGATGACGTTACCGCGCACAACGCAGTTCGTCCCGGTGGTGTCCACAAAGATGCCCATGTAGCCGCCGGAGATTCGGTTGCCCTCGATGCGCACATTTGGCTGGTCGTTAAAGATCGCCGCCTGGCCGCCAGTGGCATACGGGAAAATCACGCGATTCCCGCGGATGATGCCGCCAGAGCCTGCGCTTGCGCCGGAAATGATGATGGCTTGCTTCTCTGCGTTGAGCGTCTCAATGTAGTTGTCCTCGATGCGAAAGCTTCCGCCGCCGCCGGTGCTGCCGGAAAGCTGCAACCCGTCTCCAGTGATGCCGGCCTTTAACCCAACAGCGACAACCTTGTTGCGGCGGAAAACGAAATTTGGCCCGTTCTGCCAGCATGCGTCGTCCGGGGCATTGTAGAAACAGTTGTCCTCCACGACGCAGTCGCTTCCGAACACCTGCATTAAATTGCAGTCGCCGAAGCCGTTGCCGACGATGTCGTGGATCACACAACGCCGCACCGTGCAGTTCATGGCGCGGGTCATTTCGTTCGATCCAATGTAAATGCCGATTGTGTTCTGTGTCGAGCTGCTAGAGCCGAGGACTTCCAGATCCTCGGCCACGCACAGCGATGCGTTGATACCGAAGCGCACAGCAATTCTCTGGTTTGCCCCGTCGATGATGGGCAACATCTCGCCAGTGCCGTAGGCGCCTAGCGTGACCCCTACACTGCCGTCCGGGATCAGGACCGTCGCCCCGCGATGGCGAGTGCCGCGCTTGAACAGGTAGACGTTCCCGCTGGAGATCGTGGGTACTACGTTGTAGGGACTTGTCTCGGTCCCCGAGCCGTTGACTGATCGAGACGGGTCGATGAAGAACGGCACACGAATGGCGCCTTACGGCTTGACTCGCAGAATGCTGATGGTCCCGGTAGCGGAGGCCGCGTAGTCGGCATAGATGCCGGTGTCGCAGTTGATGGCCTGGGGGAACAGATACTCCCCAATCGCTTTGCCGGCTGGAATCGTCACGCGCACCGTCCCGCTGCCAGCGGACGTTGCGTCGCGCAACTCGATTGCGGCCGTTGCGGTGGCCACATGCACGCAGTAGCCGGCGATAGCATTTGCGCCGGTGTAGATCAGGGTATCGTCCGTGATGAGCGCGCTGGCGTAAGCGAGGCCACCGCCCCAGGTGCGGTCGAGCAGTCCGTCCTCGCCCGGGTGGTCACCAAAGTCGGCGACGTGCAGCGCGTTGTTCGTGGACTTGATCGCCTCCTCCTCGCCGTCGAAGGAGCTTAACGCACGCAGTACCCTACTCAGAGCGCCCATGACGAACTCCCCTCAGCAGCCCTTCTTGGACTTCCTCCCGCCCACCTTACCGCCGTGCATGTAGGCCATGTCCTCGGGCATCGGCTTCGGGGCGGGCTTGCCCTTCTTGGGCTTGGCCGGGTTTTTCTTCATTGGCTGGTGTCTCCTGAAAAAAACGACCCAGGCGCGCATGCGCGATGGGCCGGGACGGGGTTACCTCAGCATGGTGTTGGAATTCTCTGAGCCTGGACTTGGCTTGTCAACCCCTAGGATTCCAGCCTCCCACAGCCGTAGGATCGTGCGCTTGAACGCCAGGTCCCACAGAGCTCGACGTTGCTCCCTGGTAGTCCCTTTGGTACGCCCGTCTACAAAATCGTGGCAGCTTTGGCACAGATGCGCGCCCAGGATATCAGGCGACTTAAGGCAGATGCCACGAAACTCCTGGTCGTTGCAGTGCGCCAGCACGGTTGTCCCCACGCTTTGGCAGATCACGCAAGGCCGGCCCCGTGGCGCGTGCCGCAGGCGGCTAACCTTGGTGCGCAGGGACTGGAGCATCGTCTTCGGTCGTCGGGCCCTGCTGAATCGTCATGTACCGGGACTCGAAAACCGCTTTCGGATTCAAGGACAGGTACACCACGTTCGGTTGCGGCGCCTGCACCAGGTAGTCGCCCGGCGCCGGCCACATGCGCGCTGTCATGTCGCTTGCGACCTCGACCACCCTGCCGTCTTCCAGGAGCAGTGCTGCTGGGTTGCCCGGCGCCTGCTGCCCTCCGGAAACCTCCTCGATTCTCCACGCATCGACTTCGATCTGCCTCGTAATGTAACGCATACGTTCTCCTCGTTTCGCTCAGGCGGGATTGCCCAAGGGTTTGCCCTGCATGAAATCGTTGAACGGCCGCATGAACTGCTCGCGGAAGATCCGCCCGGCCTCCGGGGTTTGATCCAACTCGCGCCGCGAACTGACGTTGCACGCCTCCCGCACCATCGCGGCCGCAGCTTCCTCGCGGTCTGCGGCCTGTGGCCAATCCGCGCGAAACCGGTCCTGCAGCCACGTCTGGAAATCGGGATCTGCGCACAGAATGCCGGCCCACTTGCACAACTCCCCACCGGTTTTGGGCCGGGGCGGCTCGATCGCCTGCGCATGAGCGATCACGCCATACGCCCCGTAGACTTTCGGGGCGAGCTCGAGCAGCACGTCCTTGCCGAACAGCATCTGCGTGACCGCCACGTGCGCCGCTAGATCGACCTCGACAATGATCTGGCTCACGCTGCGCGAGTCTACCGCGCGCACGTTGGTCACATGTCCGTAAACCTTGCTCAACCTTCCTCTCCCGGCTCTCGATCCCCGCGCTGCCGAGCGGCCGCGACAAGCGCCGCGCGCGAGCGCTCCAGCGCCAACGGCGCGACGGGATAGCCGCGCTCATGCCGGCGCACCACCCTGCGCGCCCACGCCAACGGATCAGGTCTGCGCAACTGCGCGATGAAT